TTCTTCATTGCATCTTCTGTGTAAACTTTCATAGCACCATCATTGTACATAACGGTTACTAATGTTACATCATCTGCATCTTCGTGTACAGAAGTTATCTCACCTTCTGCAATATAGTTGTCCTTTCCCAATTGGGGATAAACACGAACAACTTCCATACCAACTTCAAACATATTATACTAACTCCATTCCAGCGTTCCAAAGTTTCCACGCACCATCATAGGTGTCAAACCCTTCTTCGTCAGCAAAGTCCATTGAAGAACTGTGCATTGCACCAGAAGACAAACCTTTTGTTTTTACAACGTAGGCAATCATATCAGCGGTGTTACCCCATCCAACAACACCCTCACCAGAGAACATTTGAATCCCACCCTCGTGGGCAGTGATGAAGTCGATTTCGTTTTGATTTGTCATTTGAAGTACCTTTCTCATTAACTATACATATACTATACATGTTATTATAACAAATGTCAAGCAAAAAATGAAAAAAAGTACAAAAAAAAGTCCTTGCAAAACAAGGACTTATAATTTTTTTGAAAAAAAGTTTATTTTTTTTAGTGTCTCCACCCATCTCTGGGCACTTCTTTACCCATTGCAATGTTCTTGATATCTCCACGACATATACCCATATCGTTTAGTTCTCTATCAGTCAATGCATGTAGTTCCCTATATGCTTTCTTGTCCATCTTTGGGGTGATACTATCTCTGAAGTTTTTGTACAAGTCTGCGACTGCATCACAGAATGCACAATAGGTTGCTGTAATTGTTACCATGTTGATGCTCCCCACATTATAAGCGCCGGCAAAATTAAAGGGAATGTTACAAGTACCATCGCCTCTACAAAATCACAGAACTTACATATCTTTTCGTTCTCTCTTAGTTTCATTATCATTTCACTCATTATTTTCTCTCCAACATCAGTCGTTTTGCTTCTACATGATATCCCATGCGAGATAGTTCAGCTGCAGCTCTAGCTCTTCCTACCGATTCCGTAATTGCAATACTTCCCATAAGTACTGCTAGTAATGCTTTACTCATCCAATCACAAACCGCACATGTTTGTTTGTAACTTTGGTTTATCAATAAACCGACTGACATTTTTAGGTTCTCCTTTTAGTCATTATGTTATTATAATACTCAAGCACATCACTATCGTGTAGGTGCTTTACTTCGTTTGAATATTCTGTCCGTATGAAACGTACAATATCTTTACTTCTAGCGTTCGTTTTGAACATTTTTGCAATCCATTTTGTCATTTTATTTCTTTCTCTTAAAACGATAAAAGGGATGCAAAGCATCCCCTCAGTTAACTAAGCAAGACAAGCTTACTTGTACTCTGTCCATGTAGTTGGGCATTTGTTTGAATCTCCTTTGGGGGGTGGTTCACTTTTATTTAGGTAAATGATGCTGTCATATGTTACAAAAAGTAATGTTATTTATGCATTACCGCTAGAACTTTTTCGCATACTCTTGTAATAAAATTTTAGAACTGCCAACTCTGACATTTATGATACCATTATAGTATTCATCAGTAAGTAAAACTTCTCTGTCAAATTGTTCTTTAGCTTCTAAGTAACTGAGCATTCCTCTACTTTGACAGTAGTGCAGAATTTCTCTGGTGAACTGGTCTTCTCCAAGTTCTTTTACATCAGCATTCAAATGATCTGAAGAACCCCAATAGGTTCTCCAATCACTTTCTTTACTTGAACGCCGTTTGTTTTTTCTTCCTTTTAGTGGGGGTCTTGTAACCTTGAAACGTGCTAGTTTCTTTCCAATGTACTTCTGTTCATTAGTAAGATTAGTTATAAGATATACAAAACCCTCACAATCTTCTGGTAGTTCGTCAACAGGGTCGCCTCTATAAGTCCACTGTGACATTAGTAATCTTCGTCTTCTTCCTCATCGAATAAAACATCTTCGTGTTCCTTTTCAATGCTCTCAGAACAGAATGGGCAGTATGATACATCATAGCTCCACTCATCCATATTATGAGATATTCTAAAAACTGCTTCACAACCGTCACATAGTATTTCTTTCCTGCTCATTAACTACCTTACCTTTTATTATGCGGCGTCATAAACGTCATCCCACTTACCTGTCAAACCAGCAACCTCATATTCGGTTACTCTGTTCTCAAAGAAGTTGGTGTGGTCTGCGCCGTTAAGTACCCACTCCAACCAAGGTAAAGGATTGTCTTTTACTTTATAATTACCCTTGAGTCCTAGTTGCAAAAGTCTTCTATCAGTAATGTATCTTACATACTGTTTAACTTCTGATTGTTCTAGTCCTTCAATGTCACCTAGTTTGTATGCCAAGTCAATGAAGTTATCTTCTAACTTCACAGCCTGTCTTGCCATCTCATATATATGTCCCTTAAATTCGTCATCTACAATACGAGGATGTTCTGCACAATATGCCTTGAATAGTTTTGCAATACCCTCAACATGAATTGATTCGTCACGAATACTCCACTCAACTACCTTACCCATACCTTTCATCTTACCGTAGCGTTGAAAGTTCAACAACATTACGAATGATGCAAAGAGGGCGACACCTTCATTCATTACAGATTTTGCCATTGTAAGTCCAAGTCCACGAACAGTGTTTGGATCACTCTCCATCATAAACTCAATCTTATCTGCCATCTCTGTATATTCTAGGAAGGCATGATACTCGGCATCAGATAACCCAAGTGTCTCATTAAGAAGTGCATATGCACGTTGGTGAATAGCTTCTCTATTTGCAAAAGAACCAAGCATATTCCGTACTTCATTGTTCTTAAACTTTGGTATAAGTTGGTCATAATAGTTCTGTCCTACTGCAACATCAGACTGTGTAAACAATCTTAGAATGTTTGTGATGTATTCTTTTTCAATTGCACTTACCTTACCAGATTTCCAATCTGCAACATCTTCAGACAAGTCAAGTTCGTCTTCAATCCAGTGAACCTTCTCGTGTCTTGTTGTAATTTCAACTGCCCAAGGATAGTGGAATGGTTTGTATGTTTCTGAGAACACCATCAACCCACCACCTTTCTTTTTGACAAAAGTATCTGCAACTGCAATAAACTGGTCGTATGTACCAATCAGTTTGTCATCAATAAAGATTTGTGGTACTGAACGAGCATTCGGTACACGTTGATAAAAAGCAAGACGCTCTTCTTCGTTATCCATACGATGTTCTGTATATTCATATCCATGAGAATTAAACCAGTGTTTCGCTTTCTCACAGAATGGACAATTTGATTTACTATAAATTTCTACTTTCATTTTTTTACCCTTGACAGTTAATGCAGTCATCTTGTGTTTCTGCTTCCATTGTTTGTGTTTCAAAATCTTTCAATGCATCACGAGCAACCTTCAGTGATACATTCTCTGCACGTTGAGAAGTCTCTGTTCTCAAATAGTAAAGACCTTTAGTCCCTAACTTCCATGCAGCAAAGTGACTACGATGTAAGTCTTTCTTATCTGCCCCAGCAGGGAAGAATAGATTTAGTGATTGTCCTTGACAGAGATATTCTTGTCTGTCTGCGGCTTGTTCCACCAACACCAATTGATCAAGTTCAATCGCTGTTTTGAAAACATCTTTGACTTTTTGTGATAGGAAGTCGAGGTGTTGTACCGAACCGCCATTTGTAATAATATCTGACCAAACATCTGGATTGTTTTTTCCAACCTTACTTAGTTCTTCTTCCAAGTATTTATTATAGACCAAATGAGAGCCTGCACGAGTACGGTGTGTATATGCATTCGCTTTTGCTGGTTCAATAGATGGAGAAGTAGAAACAATAATACTACTATTGGCATTAGGTGCAATCGCCAGTAAATGTGCATTGCGCCGACCAGTACCCCTCATATCAGGAGCCTCGCCCCTTTCTGAACCCATAATTAGTGTTTCCTTCACTGATGTATCTTTGATGAATTTAAACACTTCACGATTCAATTCTCGTGCTTCTGGCGAATCAAATGCAATTCTCTTCTGATGTAGAAGTGAATGCCATCCCATTGCACCTAGTCCAAGACTTCTTTCTTGGGTTGCTGAGTAGCGAGCACGTTGAATTTCATCGCCTGCGTTATCAATGAAAAACTGTAGTACGTTGTCAAGGAAGCGAATAAGATCACCAACAAGATTTGTAGATTTCCATTCATCGTATTTCTCCAAGTTTAATGAAGACAAACAACAGACGGCAGTTCTATCTTCTGATGTGGGCAAATGGATTTCATTACATAGATTAGAACCATGTATCTTTAATCCTTTCGCTTTCATTGTGTGTGGTAATGCACGATTAGCAGTGTCAATGAAGTTTAGATATGGTTCACCTGTACGATAGCGTACTTCTAGGATTTGTTGCCATAACGTCCTAGCAGGCATTGTTTCTCTTACAGTTGCATCATTCGGGTCTTTCAAGTCCCACATCTCATTGCGTTCTACTGCCCGCATGAAATCATCTGTGATATTGATAGCGTGGTGCAAGTTTAAGTTCTTACGATTGACATCGCCTGTAGGTACACGCATATTTAAGAACTCAATAAGGTCTGGGTGTGATACATCCATGTATGCAGCGTAAGAACCTTTACGAGTTTTGCCTTGACGATATGCAGTCATGTCTGCATCTACCGTATGGAGAAATGGCATTGGCCCAGGCGCCTTATCTGAGATAGCACGAATATCACTCCAGTGTCCACCGACACCACCACCTTTAACAGACAACCAACGCAACTCAGCAGAGTGGTCGATTAGTCCTTCAAGTGAATCTGGAACATAAGTCAAGAAGCACGAGATAGGTAATGCTTTTGCTTTCTGCCCTGGCGCTGGTGCATTTGATAATACTGGTGATGCGAACATAAACCAGCCTTTGGATACTGCATCATAGATACGTTGAGCGAGTGCTAAGTCTCCATCACAATATGCGACTGAGGCACGAGCAAATGCTTGTTGTGGTGAATCTTCGTTGTCATTACAATAATAGTCTTTTAGAAGTTTGTATGCTTGTTCTGATAATTCTTTGTCTCTTGATTTTTCTATTTTGATACCGAGGTGGTCGAGACCATGTCTTTCCTCAGTCTTGGTGAAGGGTACGATAACTTCTGCCAGACTTTTCATATTTTTTTCTCCATTTTTCTAATATGTCCGTTTCCACGAATTGAAAACAGTTTGTGCTTTTAACCCCGAATGGGAGTTACTATGTATAATGCCAAGAACCTCTGCCTGCGTCATTCCAGAAAGAATCATGTCATTTATGTCTTTTTCTTTTATGGTATTAGGCCAAAGACAAACCTTATATCCTTCCTCAATGCATCGTTCAATCTGTCTACAAATCTCTTGATTTCTAGGTTCATTATCTGGCACGAGAACTGCTTTATCCTTAAACTGAGGCACACGCAAATCACTTTGAGCAACAGCAATAGCATTGCTTATGAATAGACTATCGAATGGCCCCTCTGTAACATATACGTTATCATTAGGGTTAAGTCTATCCATACCAAAGATTTTTGGATATTCAGTATCCAAAATTATTGTAATGTACTTCTGTTTTTCGTCACCGAATGATCGCCCTTGAAAAGCGAATATTTGTCCGTTCTCCTTTCTAAAGGGGATAATCATACGAGGATGATCTCCGTCCAATGAAGGGAACTTGTTTTGGACTTGAGTATTGGTGAACTCAAAAAATTTAGGACAGAAATATATATCATTCCAAGCATCTCTAGGCAGCGATCTATCAGATAAAAATTTGACAGCAGGATGATTTTTTTCAAGTTCTGCAAAAGTTTTTAGATCACCCAATCTACTTTTAAATTTAGGTGCTTTGAAATCGAACTGTGGTTTGGGAGTTTTGTATGCACCCTTGTAGGGCGTACCATTAGTACCTTCTTTGTACCGCTCCATCACATATTCTTTGTATAGGTTTGCATCTACAAACTCTATAAGTTTTGCAACGGTTGTACCCATAGCACAATTATGACATTTATAGAACAAATCATTTTTTGTTCTGTAAACGAAACCTCGTGCCTTGTTCTTTTTCTTAGATGAATCACCACAATAGGGACAAGAGAAATTCCACAAGTAATCCTTCTTCTTGGAGAAGTTTCGGAGTCTTGGGCCTATGAGAGAGACATACTTTGTATCAATATAATTCATAGTAACAATATACCAGAATTATATAGCAAAGTCAATAGATTTACATGAGTGCTGGAAGTATTTCCGTAAGGGCGAACCCTACTACAATCGAACCACCAATGATGACATACCGCCATTTTTCAAGTACACCTACTCTTGTGGATAGTTCTTCACGCAGTTTGATGAACTGTTGCGCCTCGTTGTGTCCATGTTCACGCATAGCATCAACCAGACGGCGTTCCATTTCACCCATTTGATTAGAAGTTTCTTTAGCATTGGATGTAATTCTGCTATGTAGTTCTTGTACGGTATTCTTGAATTCTTTTTCTTGTTCGTCCAAAGCTTCTTCCTGACGTATTAGTTTTTCTTCATGTACCGCCATAATGGTATGTAAAGCAGAAGATACGTCAGCAATTTTCTCAATTGCAGAATCCAATCTAAGATGGATCTGTTTCATTTCTGTGACTTCTCTTTTGAGAAGTTCAACTTCTGTATCTAGTGTTTTAACCGTTGCCATCTTCTAATTTCTTTATGCGAGTTTCTAGTTCATCTATCTTCTTTGTAACATGTGGATACTTCTTTCTCCACGCATCTTCTGGTTGTCTTAACCAATTCCAATTATATTTATGCACCAAGTAATCTAAACAACTGTCTAATTTACCATAACTCCAGATACCCATCTTAGTATCTTTGAAGTATGCAAGGAATGCTGCACCAAGCAACGCCCCAATTATACTGGTGTAAATCCAGAGTGTATCGTCAAACAATCCCATTATAGAGTCTCCGTATGTTTGATGTAGTTATCCATACCGTGGTCTTTAACACCATCCAAAGCACTACTTCTCCAACCTCTCCACTTATCCTTTACTGCTTGCCAGAATGTAAGTGTTCTAATATTACCATAGAAGTTGATGTATGTCAAGTCACCATGATGTTTATATCCCATCAACCATAATGGTACTCTTGTTACGATATCATTGTTGTTTACAACTCTTGTGTGTGGTGTCTGAATATTCTTTACAAACTTACGAGTACCAACACGAGGCGAACCAAATGTAAATAGTTCTTCAACAACTTGGGTTTCTTCAAATCTTGAACATGCAATAGTCGCCATAGCAGCACCTAATGAATGTCCAGTGATATAAAATTTCTTTTTAAGATGTTTACTTCTATGAGCAACAACTTGTTCCCATAACTTATTACACTCACCCACGAAACCAGAATGTACTAAACCATGTGTCATTGCACCACGAGGGATTGCATTCAAGTCTGCAAGAACATCAGATAGTTCATCTGGTTCTGTTCCTCTGAAACATAGGACATACATCTCTTTGTTCCATACGGCATGACATTGAGCGCCATCCACCTCAAAAAACTTATGGGTAAATCCCATACTTCTAAAAATAACCTTTGCTTCCTTACCGTCTAAGTATGCATTAGCTGCCAGTTGCGCCATCAGATTGATCATCTTCATCTCCTTGGGTAGTTATTGCATTCTCGTAATAAAGAATAATTTGTTTTTGTTGTTCAATATATCGTCTTAACTCTGCAATATTTTTTGATAAATTTTCATAGTCCTTTACGGATATAGCAATGTATGAATCTGCTCCATTCTTTGCTTCAAATTCTTTTTTAAACTCTTCAAAGTTTTCTTCTGGTGATACAACGTAAATAGATATATCATTCAGTTGAACTGACTTTGGCCCCGGCACTGTTGGAATCTTTCTTTCAACAATTTCCGTTACTGTTACAATTTTAGGTTCTGGTATGATTGACGAGCAACTACTCAGTAGTACTGTCGCTGTCAGAACTAGTAATAGACTCAAGGTCATCCCATAGTTTGTCTGTCGCATTTTGCATCCTCTTTTCAATTAGCCCAGGCTTCTTATTTGCCAAATGAGTCAAATTGTGTTTATTCAAAGTGTTACGCAACTCATCTCCATACTTCTCTGACTTCTGTAAGTCCTGTACAAGTTGATTAGTAAGGTTGTTTAACCTTTCTGCGTCTGCACCCATCTTATCAATAGTCGCCTGATTTGTTTCATTAGCGACTTCTAATTTTGCGTTGTTCTCACGCAACTGTGCAATTGTGTTTTGGGTGGTGTCATAGTAATACTTAGCACCGTATGCGGCACCACCCAACAATCCAACTACGATTAATATTGCATATAATCTAAACATGTTATCTCCATGGCAACATTGTCATACCAATTTGGTTTAGTAGTAGTTCAATAACTATAAGCCCAATACCACCAGAACCCAATTGCCACGCCCACCATTTCCATCCAGTGAGCGATCTTGACCATTGTGCAAGTTTGCTGTTATGTGCTTTTTCATACGCACCACTTTTATCACCAATCTTTTCTGCCCACCAATTTCCATCTAGGATATTCTTGAGCATAATAAGAGGCCAAAAAATGATACGCAAGATTTTCATTTACTCAGACTTCCAAATCGTCCAAGCACCGTATGCAATTGCAACACCAGCAGCAATCTTTGCAAGAGGTGCCATGAATAAAATCATCAGTCCTAGTGCAATACATACTCCGCCATCAAGTGATGTTCTTTCTTTTAGTCGGTTAGAAATCCAACCTCTAATTCCAGTTTTTACAACTGCTTTTTTAGTAGCTTTTTTAGTAGCCATACTCTTCTCCTTAGAAGGATAGTTTTGTGTCTGGAGTTTTAAAGTCTTTCTTTCTCATTACCGTCTTGGCAACTAAATCCAGTTCTTTACCATCCCATTTTAATACAAACGGCATATTAACATCCGTTTGCATATCGTTGATTACTGCCTCAGCATCAGGCCCAAGTTTGGCAATCTTCTTACCATACTTCTTATAAGACTGTTTGAACAATCTAATAAGTTCTGCAACAGTAATCTGTTTCTTGTTTCGTGTATCATTCACTCTATCTAAAAAGTGTCTGGTAAACTCAACATCAATACCGACTGCTTTATATAGTCTGTCGGCATACTTCTCAACACCATCTAAGTCTTGCTTAGTGATTTCTTGTTCTGATAACAAATGTTGTCTGAAGGTTTTCATTGTCTTACTTTATCTTAGACAATGCGAATCCGGCAATCTTTTGAAAGTCTGCCTTCTTACCGTTAATCAGTTTTTTCATCTTATCCTGATTAGACTTGTTTACTAAATCAAAAACTTGTGTTACAGCTGATGCAGTAAACATATCAACCTTCATAGAACCATCTTTAAATTTTATTGATTTCGCTTGTTTGTTCTTTACAATATTCTTTAGAACATCTACATTGTCTTCTGCAAGAAGATACTCATGTTCTCTATTGATTGTATTTTCTTGAACCTTTGCGGCAAGTTTGGATTGTTTTTTCATTTCTCTTTTTGCCTTTAGTTCTGTCATACGTTTATAAAAGCGTCTTGCTTCTTTGGTTCTACCATCGTATGGTTTCTTTTCTTTCTTTTTCTTCTTATCCATTACTGCGTCTGGTGGGAGAGCGACTCCACCACCGGCGACAGAGTTTGCTGGTGCATCTTCTTGTTGCAACCCCAACATTGGATCGTCATAAAACTTTTTCATTAAATCATCAAAGTTAAGTGACATACTATAAGTCTCCTATGTCTAATTCCTTTATATCCTCTGAAGATACAAAAATCTTCTGTTTCGTTCTGCCATGAATAACAGGAAACACATCCACGCCTAGGATAGTATCAGCTGGCGGTGTGTCTTCGAATACTTCAACTTCATCTCCCTCAAGAGCATCAAAGTCATCTTCTTCTTCATTTGTAGTAATAACATCTTGTGTTAGTGTATACAGTCCTTTTGACAACTTACCGTTATCAAGAGTTACTTCTTCTACAATACTATTGTCAAGTTCAATATTATTTTCTTGCAAGTATTTCATAAATTCTTTTTCAAATACTTGTGGGTCTTCTACATGTTCTTTAAATGTATCTTTCAGCAAAAATAGAGCTGCAGCATACGTTCCCACCTTAGAACGTAATCCTGGCACCTTACCGAAAATTTTCTTGATATTAAAGACAAGTTTATGCAGTACAGTGTATGCACTCTGTTCTGTTGCTTTATACAGTTTCTTGCCTGCTATACGATTTCCATTCTCATCAATGATGCCCAATTTATATGCATCAGTTTTTACGAATGGAGTTGTTAACAGTCTAATGAAACGGTAGGTAACAAATAAATCAATTGCTCTTCCCATTATAGTTTCCTTAGAACTTCCTTAATTCTATTATCTTCATGGATATTAGAAAGTTCTGTCTCTGTAAGCATTCCTAAAAAATTCATAAAAGTTTTTAGAGTTGACCAGTAAACAGGTTCAATCTTGAATATCAATAAAGTAGAACCAGCTTCTACACCAAACACATTAGTGATGACAATCAAGTGATTCAGTATCAATCGTTCTTTCAGTTCACCACCTTCATGGTATTTTCTGAACAAACGCTTTAGATACTTGAAGCGTTTCATGTCATCATCGAATTCGGGTTCACCTTCACATTGAGGATTGTTATAGTGTTTCATTGCAAACATTCTAACATTCTCAGTAGTTATTTTTTCAAACATTATATGTATTTAACCGTTATACGATTCTGGTTTTTAGAAAGTGCGTTCCTCCAGATGCGGTATGTTCAATCTCAATTGAAAGTCCACCCTCAACTTTGTGAGAGATACCATCATCGTTAATGTCTTCGCCTGTTTCATCTTTACCGAATCTGCCACCAAACTGTGTAAGTGGCATGGATACTTTGCTACCCCCCTCTGCGAGTTCAACCTCACCAAAAGAAAGTCCTAGTCTACCTAGTCTCTCTCTGATAGTACTCAAAGCATGCTCTGGGACAAGATATTCCATCTGTCCCATTGCACCTAAGAATGAGTTGATTCTCTCAACATTTTTGGGGTTAGCAATATCATTTGAAAAGGAATCAGTATCCACTGGATAACCAGCGTCTGAGGCCTTCTCTGTTATGAATTTGCTAAAGTTTTTCATTCTTCTTCATCCTCTTCGTCATCTTCTTCGACTTCAAGTTCTTCAAGAATTTCTTCTTCAACTTCTTCTACTGTATTTGGATTTACTTCCAAGATTTCTTGAAGTGTTTCTGTTTCAGTAGCTTGCGATTCTTCCCAAGTAACAACCTTCTTCTTGATTGGTAAACCATTTGCTCCCATACGTTCAGCCATGATTATCTCCTTATGCTAATGTACAACCGACATGTGACAATACCACCCAATTGCTGTTCGTAAACAACAAAGTAACGGTGTCGCCAACATCATTCAGTGTGACAGTTGAATATCCAGCAAGAGCAGCAGGAGTAATAACAGAGTCACCACCATCAGCAATCATTGTGATGATTTTGATTTGTCCGTTAGTTCCGTTTGCTAATGCACCGGCGTGTGCGCCTCCAGCAGTGCTGGTATCAACATGAGTAATTGAAGATGATACATCAATTGCTTCTGTTGTAGTATCGCATACATGAACTGTATCGTCCAATGCGATATATGTTGGAATGTTATTAAAGAAGTTAGCAACTGTCAACTTCTTGTTAACAGGGTTGCCACTTGGGTCATCAATAACGTGTAATAGATCTTCGGCGGCGATGCCTGAACCTAGATCTGCTAGTGCAGTAATTTTTTTATCTGCCATTTCTTTTCTCCTTAATTGTTAAAACCCTCAACTCAGTACAGTATTTACTGCACTATTGTCTTGCGAGGGAATGCTACTGTCGGGACTCGACTCACTTAATTGGTTTAGAAATACATCACACTGTTGGATTGCGCCTTGTAAAGCATTACCCTGTGAAGTTAACTGCACCTTCATTCTTTCTAGTTCATTCAGGCGTTCTTGAACTTTGTCTAGATCGCCCTTCAGAACATTTTTAGTTTCTTCAATGTCAATCGCACTAAGTACGTTTTTATCATTCTTTTTCATAATAACCTCATTCTATACTTTTATTTATACAACTTACGCAGATGCTGTAAGTGTACCAGAACCAGCAGGAACTGCAACACCAGAGTTAACTGTTGTACCAGTATCCTTGATTGTTCCACCAGCAAGTGCAATGTTTTGAGAAGCAATTGACAATACGTCATCTTCTGCAACACCACCGTCACCAGCAGAGTATGTCTTACGGAATACTAGTTTGTTAGTACCTGTACCAGATTGGTATGCAGCAGTGAATGTTGCATCTGTACCAGAACCAGCTTGTGAGTTAGTTACAGTAATGGTTGGTGTACCAGTTACAGTTACCTTCTCGTTGAAAGTCAATCTGATGTTGATTTGTCCACCAGCACCTTCACCAAAGGATGTTGTTGTGAATGCAGCAGCGTTGATATCAGCGCCGGCGACTGAAGTTGAAAGTCCACCGATTGAACAAATTACTTCTTCAAGTCCTTTACCATTCAATTGAACCCAACCCTTATCGGTTGCATATACGTCTTCTTTTTGAGCTGCAGTAAGCCACTTTGGTTTAGCTTCATCTGCATCTGTGTTTCCCCATAGGGCCATAGTCTTTCTCCTTAATTAAAGATTTTACTCTTCTATTTATCTAAATCCATTTCTCTTCAGCTGAGAAATAGTGTTGTTGGGGGATGTATGATGAATCCCAATACCACCAGCAGCTTCCCATTCCTTGATATTTTTGAGATAATCATCAATCAAGATATTAGGTTTGCCGTTTGATGTGGCATATTTCTTTTTATCTGCACGTTGTACAAGATGAATTCTTCCAGTAGGTTTAGCATTCTTCGCTAACCACGCCTTCTTGCCTGGCCTACTGTTTCCATCATTGTTCGAATATGCAGATAGAATGTTTGCTTTATATCTATTAATAAATTTCCACATCTTGTCTGCGCCAGGCATCCAAGGAAGAGTGTGCCAGAAATCCTTCTTTGCACGAATCTCTTCCCAACGTGTTTCTTTATCCACAGTGTCAAACTTTTTACCAGTGAGTTTTTTATACCCACCGAGCAAATCTACAATAACCATATCCATGTCACAGTAAATTTGTGGCAACTCTTCTTCTGAAATCTTTGTGAGTTCCACAAGACTTTTCATGGATTAGTCCTTTTCTTTTGGTGCGACTTCAACTTTAGACATAGGTTTGCCTGTCATTGTGGTATCACCACCTTTGATAGTCTTTTTCTTTTTGTCTTCATCATCATCTTCTTCAGTCTTAGCGTCTGCTTTCTTTGCAGAAGCTTCCCACATTGCACGAATAGCATCCACAACTGTTTCTTCTTTGACTTCCTTCTTAGTTGCCATCAACTTGTCATGGTTGTCAATTGCATACTTATCTGCATCGTCTTTGTTGTCAAATTCTTTTGCAATACTACCATCTGCATTGTATACACAGAACTTACCGTCTTTTTCTTTAACGTGATCTGTCGGATCCATTTCTTCAGATTTCATTGACTTAGAAATTGCTTTACGTCTTTTGTGCAAAAACTTATCAGAGTCATCAACATCACCATCGTTGTTGATATCTTTATCTTTACGGTCAGCAAACTTCTTTTTAACCGCTTTAGGTTGAACTGCGTCCAAACCTTCACCGTCATCAGACTTGTCGTTCTTGTTTGTTTCTGTTTTCAGAACTTCTTCAACGTCATACTGTTTGCCGCCGATAGTAAAGGTTTTCTCACCCTTTTCTTTTGCCATCTTTGCAGCATGGATGTAGTTATTCTCATCCTTTTCGTTTTTGGGTTTCTCACCCTTTTCTTTTTTAGAGATAGCGATTGCAGCTTGTTGAGCAGGGGAAACTGCTTCTAGTACTGCACTTTCAAGACTACCCTTTTTAGTATCAAAGTACTTTGGCATTTTATTTCTCCTGTGCGTTTATTTTATTAATTGTTTCTTGTGCTTTTGCAATTTGCAACTGCAACTGAGCGATACGAGTTTTCTTCTTGTCATCACGCCCCTGTTCTACCTCTTTAGCAGAATCTGGTTTCTTCGGTTCTTCTTGTTCTGGTAATGGTTGAGAAGGCCATTGAACTGGTTGTTTTGTTTCTTCTTTGATATCTACAGGCGATACTGCCATATCTCCGAAAGCCATTGTAACCTTTCCATCTCTTTTATACAAGTATCTTTTG